AAGTAGAAGCAAAAGACTTGCGTGAGAAACTTGAGCAACTTAATAGAGAGAAGGTAGAAAAAGCACAACAACTTAAGGAGGAGAGTCTTAAACGCTATCACAAGGAGGTAGATAGATATGACTTTGAAGTATGACTCAAAAAGATAGACATAGAGAAAAATTACTAGAACGATTCCCCATTAAAGAACATAAAGATATTGTAGGCAAGCTCTACGATAAAGGTGTACCCTATAAGGAATTAAAGATGTCATCTATGGAATATCTAAAAAATAAATATGGAGGGAAACTTAATGGATCAAAATGATAGACAAGTAGGTGGAGACCACTATAAAAAACTAGCGATACAAACGTGGGACTATATTATGGCAAATAATATAGGTTACATGGAAGGGAACATTATAAAGTATGTTTCTCGTTGGAAAGAAAAAGGTGGAGAGAAAGACTTACTAAAAGCAAAACATTATTTAGATAAACTTATAGAGAATATAGAAATTGGTTAAAACACAAACACACCAAAAAAATGGCTGAAAAACTAAAAGTACATTTCGATAGCACTATACCCCTACCAGAAAAGTTTGAACCAGAAGAAATAAAAGATGACTTAGATTGGGCTAGGGTAGTTATTCGTACATCAGAATATATGTACCAGAAAGGTCTTATAGAAGATACAAGTGAAGAAGACAGACACGAGGCTATAGAAATATTTAAAGGTATGGTTACAGGTGATGGGAAGAATAAACCAAATCTTGATAAGACAACCAATGCTGTAGCGGCACACGTAGGTGCATTACTTAATGAGTATGATAAACAAGCAGTCGATAGTGCGACACAACTTCGTGTGTATATAACAAATAGATTGATTATAGAAAGTGATCATAAAGACCCAAAACAAAGAATGGCAGCACTAGTTAACCTAGGTAAGATATCAGAGGTTGGACTATTTGCTGAAAGAAAAGAAATTACAGTGACACATCAAAGTACAGAAGATTTAGAAGCGCAGATTAAAGAAAAACTCGCAAAGATATATGAAGTAGAAGCAGAAGTTATAGAAGATAAAACTGATGACACCAGCAGAGAGACAGAAACTAGAGAGTAATCTACACTTATTCTCTGAGTACGACAAAATAGAGATACTAAAAACTCTAAACGAGTTAGATAATCGCTCTGCGCAGAAAAAATCACAAGATAAATTCCTACAATTTGTAAGAACTATGTGGCCTGAGTTTATTTCAGGTCGTCATCATGCCAAAATGGCAGAAGCATTTGAGAAAGTAGCAAGTGGGAAGATAAAAAGACTCATTGTTAACATGCCTCCTCGACATACAAAGTCAGAATTTGCGTCATATTTGCTACCAGCATGGTTTTTAGGCAAATTTCCAGCTAAAAAAGTGATTCAGACCTCCCATACAGCCGAGTTAGCAGTAGGTTTTGGTAGAAAAGTAAGAAATTTAGTTAGTAGTGATGCATATAAGACGATATTTCCGACTGTTGACCTCCAATCTGACTCAAAAGCAGCAGGTAGATGGAACACTAACGCAGGTGGAGACTACTTTGCGATAGGTGTCGGTGGTGCTGTAACAGGTAAAGGTGCTGATTTGTTAATTATTGACGATCCACACTCGGAACAAGAGGCAGTAATTGCTGAGACAAGTCCCGAAGTTTATGATAAGGTATATGATTGGTATACGTCTGGCCCACGGCAGAGACTTCAGCCAGGGGGTTCTATTGTCATCGTAATGACGAGATGGTCAAAACGAGATTTGACTGGACAAGTCATCAAGGCCAGTGCGCAACATGGTGGAGATGATTGGGAAGTTATTGAGTTCCCTGCAATTATGCCAGAAGGTGATCCACTATGGCCTGAGTTTTGGAAAAAAGAAGAACTAGAAGCCCTACAAACACAACTCCCTGTTAGTAAATGGCAAGCACAATATCAACAAGCTCCCACTTCTGAAGAAGGAGCACTGCTTAAACGTGAATGGTGGAATGTATGGGAAGATGATAGACCACCATCTTGTGAATTTATTATTCAGTCTTGGGATACTGCGTTCCTAAAAACTTCTCGTGCAGATTATTCTGCTTGTACCACGTGGGGTGTGTTTTATCATACTGATCCAGACACAGGAAAACAAACGTCTAATATAATTTTACTTGATGCGTATAGAAAGCGAATGGAGTTTCCAGAATTAAAAATGAAAACGCAAGAAATGTATAGTGAATGGGAACCTGATGCACTCATTGTAGAAGCGAAAGCGGCAGGTGCGCCACTTGTATTTGAATTAAGAGCTATGGGTATACCTGTATCTGAGTTTACACCGAGCAGAGGAAATGATAAGATTGCGAGAGTAAATGCTGTTACAGATTTATTTGCGTCAGGGGTTATTTGGGCTCCAGATACAAGATGGGCGCAAGAAGTTATAGAGGAGGCCGCATCTTTTCCAGCAGGAGAGCATGATGACTACGTGGATTCAATGACTCAAGCGTTATTAAGATTTAGAAAAGGTGGATTTGTAAGATTGCATTCAGATGAAGAGGATGAAGAAATACCGTGGTGGAAGAAACGTAAAGCAGCATATTATTAAAGGATAAATTATGGCTATAGATAAAGCAGTTCAGATCGGGGTAGCAGCTGAGGCTGGAAAAGATATCGAACTAGAAGTTAAAGACGATAAAAATCCAGAAGAAGATGTAGCGATTGAAATTAACGATGATGGCACCGTAGATATTAATCTAGGTGGTGAAGGTATTGACAGTCCTTTTGAAGGTGAGTTTGATCAAAACCTAGCAGAAGTTGTAGATATAGATACACAAGGACAAATGGTTGATGATTTACTTGGTTTATATGAAGCTGATGATGAATCACGTTCTGATTGGAAAAAGACCTACGAAGATGGCTTAGAATTATTAGGGTTAAAGATAGAAGAAAGAACTGAGCCTTGGGATGGTGCATGTGGTGTGTTTCATCCATTATTATCTGAAGCAGTTGTACGTTTTCAATCTGAAGCTATCACAGAAACATTCCCCGCTGCTGGGCCAGTAAAAACTAACATTATTGGCACAAACGATAAAGACACTGAGAAAGCTGCTGAGGCTGTTCGTGATGATATGAACTATAGACTCACAGAACAAATGACAGAATATAGACCAGAGCATGAGAGAATGCTATGGAACCTTGCAATATCTGGCTCTGCATTTAAGAAAGTTTATTTTGACCCAGCTCTAGGTAGACAGACAGCACAATTTATCCCAGCAGAAGATTTAGTCGTAGCGTATGGCTCATCTGATATTACCACTGCTAGTCGTGTAACGCATATTATGCGTAAATCAGAGAATGAAGTTAAGTTTTTACAGGTTAATGGTTTCTATGCACCCGTAGACTTAGGTGATCCAGGGTTTATCCGTACATCTATACAGAAGAAGAAAGACGAAGTAGAAGGTGTAGACGTATCTGAGGATGATAGATACGAGTTATTAGAGATGCATGTAGAGTATGATTTAGGTGAAGACTCAAATCAAATAGCACTTCCTTATGTTGTGACTATTGAGCGTAACTCTATGCAGATTCTTTCTATCTATCGTAATTGGAATCAAGAGGATAAATTAAAACGTAAACGTAATCATTTCGTACATTATACTTATATACCAGGATTTGGATTTTATGGATTTGGACTTATTCATTTACTTGGCGGGCATGCTAAGTCTAGCACTTCTTTACTTCGACAGTTAGTTGATGCAGGAACATTAAATAATTTACCAGGTGGATTGAAGACTAGAGGTCTTCGTATTAAAGGTGATGATACCCCCATAATGCCAGGAGAGTTTAGGGACGTAGACGTTCCAGGTGGTAAGATTCTTGATAATATAACATTCCTCCCGTATAAAGAGCCATCACAGACTCTTTTGGCATTATTCCAAAATGTTGTTGACCAAGGTAGAAGTATGGCAGCAATCTCTGACTTTAAATCAGTAGATTTAAATAGTGAAGCACCTGTAGGAACGACTCTCGCAATATTAGAGAGAATGTTAAAAGTTATGAGTGCTGTACAGGCTCGTATGCATAACACCATGAAGATGGAGTTTAAACTTCTTAAAAATATTATTGAAGAAAATACTGAAAATCCAGTATTAGAAAAACAATATGCAGATATAGAAGTTATTCCAGTTAGTGATCCTAATGCTTCAACTATGTCTATGCGTGTAGTTCAGTATCAAGCGGCTATTCAATTAGCACAACAAGCACCGCAGTTATATGATTTACCTAAGCTACATCAGCAGATGTTACAAACATTAGGTATTAAAGATGCAGCGAAACTTGTACCTACACCAGAAGATATGACACCGAAAGACCCAGTGTCTGAAAATATGGCTATAATGACAAGTAAACCTGTTAAAGCATTCCTTTATCAGGATCATAAAGCGCATATTGAGGCGCATATGACAGCCATGCAAAACCCACAAATAGCACAATTAATAGGTCAAAACCCTATGGCTAGAGCGATACAAGCAGCTTTATCTGCCCATATAGCAGAACATGTATCTATGCAGTATAGAGCGGAAGTTGAAAAACAGATGGGTGTAGAACTACCTCCACCAGATCAACCAATGCCAGAAGAGATGGAAACAAAACTATCTCAATTAATGGCTAGAGCATCACAGCAAGTATTACAAGAATCCGCAGCTCAACAGCAACAAGCTCAAGCACAACAAGCAGCTCAAGACCCATTAATTCAAATGAAACAGGCAGAAGTAGCACTTAAACAAGCAGAACAACAGAGAAAACAACAAAAAGATTTCGTTGATGCGGCACTTAAGAACGAAAAAATTGAGGCTGATAAAGCAATCGCTGGTGCTAAATTAGGGGTTGAATTAGCTAAAAACGAAAAGAATTTAACTGAGCAACAAAAAAGAGAAGGTGTGAAGTTAGGTTTAGAAATCGCAAAAAATATAGATAAGGAGAGTTAATGAGTATCGAGGAGGAATATAAAAAAGAATTACGAAAGATGATGAATGATTACGCTGACACTGTTTCGACAGGTGGCGCACAGGACTTTCCACAATATCGGTATCTTGTGGGAGTGATAGAAGGGTTAGCAATAGCAGAAAGAGCTTTTCTTGATTTAATTGATGCCGCAAATAAAAGTGAGGATATATAATGACTACAGCAGTCACAAGTAATGGTATAGACGTTGACAGTACCTTAAAAAGAGTTGACGAATTAAAAGATAAATCTCTTAGACTACCAAAACCAGCAGGTTATAAAATGTTAGTCGCCTTACCGAAGATAGAAGAAAAAACATCAGGTGGTATTATCAAAGCCTCTAGCACTATAGAGAAAGAGACTAATGCCGCAAATGTTGGTTTTGTTATATCAATGGGTACCGATGCTTATCAGGATAAAGAGAAGTTTCCTAATGGAGCTTGGTGTAAAGAAGGAGATTTTGTTGTAATGCGTTCTTATTCTGGAACCCGTATGTATATAGACGGGGAAGAGTTTAGAATGTTAAACGATGACGCTATTGAAGGTGTTGTTGCAGACCCACGTGGCTTTTCACGTGCATTATAGGAGTTAACTATGGCAGAGCAAGAAAAAGAAACTCAAGAAGTTGAGACTAAAGAAACTGAATCTAACTACGAAATTGTTGATGATACTCCAGAAGAGGACAAGAATGTAGAACCATATGATGGTGACGCAGAACCTAGCCCTGATGAGTTAGACAAATACAGTGGTAAAGTAAAAAATCGTATAGAGAAACTTACTAAACGATATCATGATGAGCGTAGGATAAAGGAGAAGAAAGAAAGAGAAGCAAGAGAAGCCTTTAACTATGCTAAGTCTTTACAAGATGAAAATAAAAGATTAAGAGATAATTTATCTAAAGGTGAAGATACTCTCTTAAAAGAAGCTAAAGCTAGGGCAGATGCAGAGTATTTATCAGCTTCAGAAGCCTATAAAAAAGCCTATGAAGACGGTAATTCTGAGAATATGGTTGATGCTCAAAGACGTATAGCTGAAGCTACACTTGCTAAAAACAAGTGGAAAGAGTACCAACCGAAGTATAAAAAGGATGAAAATTCCGAAAATACTTTACAAAACGACCCAAATAAGGTATATAATAGTAACCAAGTACCCGCTCCTGATGAAAAAGCGACTGCGTGGTTCGAGAAGAATCCGTGGTTCGGGGAAAATAAAGTTATGACTGCTGGTGCATATGCAATACACCAGGATTTAGTCGAAAGCGGTGTTGACCCTCGCACAGATAAATATTACGAGACAATAGACACTAGGCTTCGGCAAGAGTTTCCAAGCTACTTTAATAAAGGTAGTGAGGAGATTGATGACACGACTGAAGTGGTTACGGAAGAACCTACTACTAAAAGTCGCACGCCTAATGTCGTTGCTCCTGTCAAACGGGCCCCTTCTTCCAAGAAGATTAGACTTACTCAAACACAAGTGAGTATAGCAAAACGATTGGGTGTACCTCTAGAAGAGTACGCAAAACAAGTAGCCCATCTAAACAACTAATTAATAAAGGAGATTATAATGCCTCGTAAAGATAGAGAGTTAAACACAAGAGAAAAAACAACTCGTGTAAAAAACTGGGTTCCACCTCAACAATTACCAGACCCAAAGCCTCAAGATGGATTTCGATTCCGTTGGGTAAGAATTTCATTATTGGGACAGTCTGATGACAGAAATGTTTCAGTCAAATTTCGTGAAGGTTGGGAACCAGTAAAAGCAGAAGAACATCCAGAAATTGTTACTCAATATGGTTTTAATGGTAACAAAGATGGCAACATCGAATCTG